AGGCTACACTGTCCCAGAACGCAGCGACATGAGATTTAATTTTCAAAATTATTTCCACGCTGCGAGGAACCTTCATGCGGCGTGGCTCGTTCCGTATCAGCGCGATCAGCCAGCCATACTCAGCGCCAGTGCAAGCCATCTGGTGCAGAACCTGCAGGACGTAGTTGTCGGGAGCGCAGGTGATCGTGTCACCTTCGTATTCCCAGCCGTCGCCGTGGGCCGACCACTTGATCTCGACCGGGTGACCACCGTCCGTCTGGAAATCCAGCGATGCGCCCATGCCGGGGCAGTCATCCGCGGTATAGTAATCGACGACCTTCTCGATCTTCATGTCCCAGCGGTGCGCCGCCCAGTTAGCGATGCCGCTTTCGAGGAAGGTGCCGGCCTGAACGGATTTGTTGCCCGAGAGATCTTCGGGTGGCAGCTTGCCAGACTTCTCCATCCACAACTGCCATAGCGTCGTGAACGGGGACATGTCGAACAGCGCCGCGACTTCGCTTGCGCCGATGTGTTGTGATCTTATCTCATGCCAGTGCGTCTGGTCACGGACGGATATTGCTCCCATGTATGCCTCCGGTCTTGTTGTTGTGGGCTTACACGCATACTGCTGTCTACGGTTTTATGTCAAGCCCCTTGTAAACATCATCGAGAGAGCGGGCTAAGATATAGATTCCGCCACGTCTTTCCCATGCAACCTGCCATGCAGCCTGCACCTGACGCTGCTTACCGCGCTGTGCTTTGACCTCGATGGCAAACGCACGACCGGGGGTGATGACACCCAGCAAGTCCGGGGTTCCCTCCGGCGCCGACTGAATCACGCGAGCGCCACCGTCCAGCGGGCGGAACTTCCCGACGTTGATGCGGAACATCATGATGTCCGTGCGCCGCCCTAAAGCGAGACGGATCTCGGCTTGGAGGATTGCTTCTTTCATTGCAGCGTCACCCCTTCCGTCTCACCGCTCAGGCAATCCATTGCGGCGTTGACCGCTGCGGCCATCGCCACGAAGCACCTGCTGGCCTCGATCTCCTCGATGCCGCGCTCTTCCTGCCACTCATCCAGTGCCCGCAGCAGCCCAACTGACAGCGCCTGTATCAGCGAGAGCGGTATCAAGACCGCATCGAGCCCTGATTCGTCCCCGTTATCGTCTTCCATATCGACACCCTCTCTTCCTGAGTAAGCCCGTTCGTGGTCGGAACGGCTCGCGTCCCCACCTTCTTCGCAATGCGCGCAGCCTCCTGCCCGCAGATGACATTGTACGCCCAGAGCGTGGGGTTCTTATACCCACGCTTGCGCCCGACACTGGTCAGCACCTTGAACTTGTTCTGGAGCACCCCCTCTGCGGTCGTCATGTCCTGCTCACCATCGCGAGACGTCACCACCAGATCGCCATCGATGTGCTTCACCATCCGCGGCTTCACGGGATAAACGTAACCGCACACGGGGCAGGTCGGGCTCGGCTTGTGCATGGCGAAGCAGGCGGTGCAGGTTCGCACCGTCTCAGCCTTGTCGCCCTTGCCGCGCCCCTGAACGAAACCATCGGCCAGCGTCCAATCGCGGTCGTCGTCGATGAACCCATGCCGCGCCGTGTTGCCGGCGTGATCGAGGATGATGGTCTTCTCCTTGTCAGGGTGAGGACGAATCGCGCGCCCGCATTGCTGCAGGTATAGGCCCAGAGACTTCGTCGGGCGCAGCAGGATCGCCACCTCCACCGCTGGCAGGTCGAAGCCCTCGCTCACCAGATCGCAGCTGGTCAGCACCTGCACCCGGCCTTCCTCGAACGCCTTCAGGACGCCATCGCGTTCCTCTTCGTTCATGCCGCCGTCGATGTGGCTGGCCGTGTAGCCTGCTTCCCGGAATTCTGCAGCCACATCCTTAGCGTGCCTCACGCTCACGCAGAACGCGATAGCCTTCTTGCCCGGCGCGTATTTCCCGTAGTGCTTCACGGCGCTCCCGGTGATGACGGTCTTCACCATCGCCTCCTCAAGCTGCTTCTGCACGTAGTCGCCCATGCGCGTGCCCACCCCGTTCAGATCCGGTGCGCTCGGCGCATAGACGATGGCGTGGGATAGGAACCCCTGAGCGGTCAATTCAGCCACCGTAGGGCCCATCACCATGTCGTCGAACATCTGACCCAGCCCCTTGCCGTCGAGGCGCTCAGGGGTGGCTGTGACGCCCAATACGCGGGCACGGGGGAAACCGATGACGACCTTGCCCCAGCTGGAGTCAGGCGTGAAGTGATGCGCCTCGTCCCCGATGATGAGATCGAACGGTTGCATGCCCTTGATTCGCTTCACGAGCGTGAACACGGAGGCCACGACGACGTTCGCCGTAGGCACGCCGCGATACCCGCCGGCCATCACCGCATGCGCCACGCCAACCTTCTTCAAGGCGTTGCTGATCTGCTTCAGCAGTTCACGGCGGTGGGCCACGATCAGGATGCGCTTGTTGTTCCGGGCCATGCCGGCGGCGATGTATGAAAAGATCACTGTCTTCCCCGAACCGGTCGGGCTGACCAGCAGGGTGTTCTTGTGACCAGAGCGAAAGCTATCGCGCACCGCCTGCACGGCGGATTCTTGGTAATCTCGAAGCTGCATTGTATGTCCTTGTTTGGCAGACATCTTGGCCCGGTCTGCCAGCGGGGGGCGACGTGCCGACTCCCCAATGTTGGAGAGTCTTCCCGGCCCGTCCAAGCTCTGATCAGTCTTTGCGCCGACCCTTGGCGATACGCCCGGTCTTTCGGTCGCGATGGAACATCGTCTCGCATTCCATCTTTAGCTCGTGAAGCTCACGGCGCAGCTTGCCCTCGACGTGCATCAAGGCAAAGATAGCTGCCAGCAGAACAAGTGCAATCAGAATAGTCATCGTTCGCACCTCCATATCTCGCTGGACGTAGCCAGATTGCTCGGCCAGCCGGTGTCCTCAGTGAAACTGTGCTCCTCGAACAGCAGCATATTCGTCGGTCGGATCAGGAGCCTGTCCCCCTCCGTCCGCATGAACATAAACTCTTTGCTCTGCTCCGGCGCCGCGCTGAACCCATCGTCCCGCGGGCAAGCCGTGAACAGATAGCGCGCGCGGTTATCCGTGCAGTCATAGCGGGCCGTGAGATCCGACAGATACGCATAGCGCACGACGTCGAACTCATGGCCGTAGCAATCCCACACCTGCGCCTGCCTCAGCGTCCAGTGTGGCTGACCGGGCTTGGGACTGAACGCAATCGCATGAGGTGGGACACCGCGGTAAACGGCGCCGCACTCCAGCATGACGTGGCAACCCCAAGCCCGACCCGGTTCACTGCGTATGGCGAACCACACCGCAGGCTCCCAGCCTTCCCCGTCGCGCCGGATCAGGGCGCTCGACACCCAGACATACTGGTGCAGGGGGATGTCCCGGCTGCTCATGGCCAGATGTCGTCGTCGTATAGCATGCCCAGCGTCTCCTGCTCGGTCGCCTTGTTGCGGACGATCAGGAAGATCGCAGTCGCAAACGTCGCGACCATGACTGCCAGCAAGTATTTGCCCGACATAGTTACCCCCGATCCAGCTTTATAAACATGGGGGTTAGTCCTTCAAATTTTGGTTCGAAAGTTGTGCGGTCACATTTACAACCATCAAGCCACTCTTGGTGAAGCTCAAACACAGAGCGGCGATTTGCTCTTTGGTAAACCCGCAGTGCTCCATCTCCTCTTTGAGAAGGCCCGTCAGGTAATGACCATTGTTTTGCAGGTCGTATTTCATATTCTCAACCATTTCGAATTACCCTTCGATCTTCAGCGGGCAGATGCGATAGCCGACGTTCAGCACAGTGCCGTTGTCGTAGCGGCAGAAGTGATTGCCGTTGGCATACCACTCAGCGACGAGGTAGCTCGCCAGAGCCAGCGCCGGGGTGGCGGCGGTCACTGCAATCACAGCAGCGATAATCAGTTTCTTCATGATACTCTCCTGTTTCTCAGCTTACTCGTAACGCCACACGCGCACACCGCCATCGGCCAAGCGGACGACGAACTTCTTACCGTAGCGCCGACCCGCATGTGACGCAGTGCTGGTCATCGAGCGGAGCGGTGCGCCCTCGACGAAGAAGCTCTGCCCCACCTCCAGCTTCGTCCACGGATACTTCGGACGCCGGCTGCTCGGCTGGCGCGCTGCCGGGATTGCGTAACCATCTTCAACTTGGAATGTCATTCTGTCCTCCGGTTTTTTAAACTTATAAGTCACGGCGATACCGCTCGTCCCTAAATATCACGTTTGCTTCATCAGAGCTAATACCAAACGTGTATGTCAACTCGTGCGGCTCACGTTCCATCAGTGTGGAATCAGACCATGCGCGCACCGTCTGGAGCGCAAGCTCGAAGCCCTTCGATCTCTTCGTCAGTTTCATAACCCTAC